AGCTAATTAGCTATTTCCACCTATGTTATGAGCATCAGCAGAGTACAGACGCTGTTCTGTAGTACCGTCAACACCTGTACGTACACCATCAACGAGGCTACGTGCATTGTTGTATACCCAATCAGTTGGTGAATCCGAAACAACGTGCTCACTAAGAGAGTCACCAGCAAAGAACACTAGATCGCAAGAGAACTCAACAGAGAGGTCTTTCTTTTCAACCGCAGTGATCTCAGAGTTCAGCTCGGCAGTAGGAACTTTCAGAGGCCATATGCCTGTCAGTACGCATGCAAAGTCGATATCTTTCATATCAGGCCTTAGGTACACGATAGTGGCGGCACCCTTATAGTTCTTCTGCACGTACTGATCGTTTCCAACCAGCTGTGAGTGATTAGCAAAACCAAGAATGTTACTCCTGATTGCATAGTTCCATTTCCTGATAATGTTGAAGACTGGCATGTACTGATACTCAGTGAAGTTCAGAGTGAAGGTTTCACCGATTGTCAATGCACCAGGAACATGGAACTTAAGGCCGCCAAGTGCATTGGCTGTAACTTTGTCTAATGTATAGTCAGGAAGTGTAACGGACGTTGCGAGGGCAGTCAAAACTTGGCTCTCGGCTGTTTCCATAAATGTCGGGATCTTCGAGAAAAAGACCATGAAGAATCCGGATACATACGGATCTCTTGGTGCATTATGACCACCGAAGAACCTGTTAAGTTGATTCTGCACAAAAGGACTTTTAATGTCTGGCATAACTTTTATTCCTCCTTAAGGATGTTTGTTTCTTGTTAGTTGTAGAGGGGCCGGATATACCGGCCCCTTATGTGTAACGTTCCTTACTTAGTTATGTAGTAGTTGAGGAATATCTTCTCAACAGTTGGGGTAGCCTGGAGCCAGATGTCTGCATGGAACGAATTTGTTTGACGTTCGTATTCTGTAGCATACACCTTAACGGAGTAAGAGTGTAGACCACGCCTTGCTACTATGTCTTCAAGGAAGGTTACAACTTTCTGCTGGAAATCATTCCAGGTGAAAAAGTCGTTCTGCTCAAAGATGTAGAACAACGCGAAGTTCTTCAGAGCGGCGTCAATGTAAAGCAGGAGCCTTACAATGTTCAGGTCACGCAGAGCCGATGGCTTTTTGTATGTTGTGTTCTGACCCCAAATAGCATAACCAGGCCTGAGCCTTACGATTGGGTTAAGCTGATTCAGGTACAGCTGATCTCTGTCACCCTTAGTTGGGAAGAAGGCTAGGTCTTTGACTCCGCTTAGAGCACCACGGTTAAAACCGGCTACTGCGAACCACGGGTCAGCGACTCTGTCATTCCTTGGGAGAGCAGCGGACATGAAGTAAGAAGGAGAAACCCAGATGTCTCTTCCAGTAAAAGCATCGTAGATCTTGACATGATTCTCATACAGAGCTACAAACCAGGAATTGAATGCGTTGATGGTTTGTCTATCCGTAATGGCTGCTTGAAGAGCGTTAGGCCCTGTATGCAGACCATTATCAAGAATACCTACACAATCGCCCCTGATGTCTTCACAGAGGGAACGAATAGCTTCTTTGACTGCAGAGTCATAGTCGGCATCATAGACAACTGTGAAATAGATCAAGTCAATGTTTGTTACCTGTGAATCCATCGGAGATAGACCAAGATAAGCTTTGACTAGCAACGGAGTAGCAACTGCCCAGTCAAGGTTTCCATTAGATGTGTACAGACCAGCATCATCACCACCCTCAAGTAGCAGGTAAGAGCCGAAAGGCTGAGACCAGTTTGAGTTGGAGTTGAATGTGTACGGGCCTACATAACTACCTGGATCTTCAACATAAGATTCCAGCTCTGGGGCTGAATCTTCATTTACTTCACAGTTAATGACGTTAGAGTATGTAGCAAGAATATCTTCGATGAAGATAGATCTACCGTTATACTTAGCATCTCTTGCAAAGGAGACAGTGAAAGATTCCTGGATGGTCATGTCGCCAGTTGAGTCTTCTTCATAGATGTCAATCACATAAGCATTAAGTCCAATAAGACTTGCTGATGGTGTGAGTGAGATCGCTGTTTTATTATAGTACGTTCCACGGCCTATTCCGTAGAAGCCTACTAATCTTTGTACTGTTGAGTTGTCATACAGTCTTGTATGAACCTCACCTACAGTGTCAATTCCTGTAAGCGTTTCTGCTGTAATGTCACCGCCGGAAGCGATATACAAGAATAGATTAGCAAATGTTGCAGCGTCTGGCATACAACGGACATAGTACAGTGCATTTGAGTTTCTGATAAACTGATCAGCGTTGTACAATCCTTGTCCATACTTCGTGAAATGTGGGTTACCGGTTCTCTTTAGAAGTGCTTCTTCAGAAGTAGCAAACTCCATAAGGTTATCACGACCTTTCTCCGAGAAGAAGCAGATGAAGCCTATTGTGCTTGGAACTGCCTCAACGTATGTGGAGAGATCGATGACTCGCCGGTATACACCTGGGGAAATTGCATTAAGAGCCATAACTTTTTCCTCCTATTAATTTTACTCTCAAGTATCATTCGTCCAATTTATGACCAATGTCAGCCTGGAATCCTCTGTCCACTGCCATATCCAACTTAGGTTTGGTTGTATCTGTTAGTGTTGTACCCTGTGAAGCATACTTTTCCTTTGCTTCCCGAAGCAGGTCATTGACCAGCGCTTCAAAATTTGGGTTATCCACCCTTCTGTTTGTTGACACAACAACACCTCCTTGAAAATGGTTCTATTCAATTGTTGTGTTTACGTTGGAGAGGACAAGTCGCCAAGGTTGATGGCATGATTAAGTAAAAAGGTCTTTCATCGATGTCATAGACTATGTGATCATTCTGTGTCTTCTGTCTTCTAAAGCCTATGGTTAAAGTATAAATTCTTTATTTAACTACTTTGTTAACTCTCTTTCCAGTGACGGGCTCCCGCTCCTGCCGCACCTTTAGTTCTTTCAGCAAGTGCTTTGATTGCAGAAAGAACTTTATCAAAGATACCTTTGTTATAAAGATCAGAGGTTATCAAGGCCATTCCTACTACAGCCAAGTATCCTATAAGTAGTTTCATATCTTTTTCTGATTTCTTTCTATTAGCATTAAAGAGGGCGATAGAAACAAAGATCAAGTATATTCCAGCGTCTAGAAAGTCTATTGCCGATCCACTTGATGGTACTCCTGTTGCCCGTATTCCTGGGTTACTTGGCCGTGTGGCGCCTAGTATCCCTATTTTATCCTTAATATTAGACGCTCCAAACACTCCTTCATTAAGGGACTCACCTGGGAGTGCTGTCTTATCACTGGTTCCTGACATTCTGCTCTTCCACACAAAGAACACAACGCTTAAGGAGATACAAACAGTGATGGCTACACCGAGGACAGCTAGTGCTTCAGGGTTAACATCACGCCCAGCACGCTTAAGTGTGCTAGCTAGTTCTGAGATTATCTTATGCGATAATACTTTTGAAGTTGCGTATAGACTACCACTTTTTTCTTTAAGAAATCTTGATGCCCCACCTAAAGCACTAGATACTTCTGGGGGTAGCGCTTTATATGATAGGAAATCAATGATCCCTTCTTCTGACATATCAAGGTCAGTTAGCTTCTTCAGTTCTTCCTTAAAGTCGTTCCAGGCTTTTTCTACCTCTTTGTCTTTCCCTTTCCCTTTACCAGTAGAAGTCTCTTTCTTATATAGGTAGTAACCTAGCTTAACAGCAATAGATCTCCAGGAGCTAGTCTTCAGAGCTTCCAGAGCTTCCCTTTCTTTCTTTGCAAATTCACTTATCTTAGGCATCATCTTCCTCCATAGCAGGGGTTAAAAAATAGCAAGGAAGGAAGTATCCACTAGGTAGAGTAAACTCCTCCTCGTCATCAACTGAAATTACATATGCAGTAAACAGTAGATCAGTCTCTTCAAAGGGCTGTGATAAGTAAAGACTGTCAGTTATTGCCACTTATCTTGTTATCTTCTGGCTTATTTTAGCCATCATACTCTTAAGAAGCTCAAGCATCTTTTCCTCTTTACCAAAGAGAACCACACCTAGGCTTAACAGAGCCTCAAGACAGAAGAATGCACCTAACAGCTGAACTGGTTTCTTTTTAGATTTAGCTACTAAAAGCACACCAATAGTAAGGTAAGTGATAGATGAAAGAAGGAATACCATCTTTGCTTCATCCATTGATCCTTCTTGAAGAGTCTCAAGAGAGAGCCTCTGTTCCAGATCTTCAAATACTGTTTCTGTTCCAGCAACACCTGACCTGGCTTTACTAACCCTAAGGAACTTAAGAGCTAAAGCGACTGCAAGTACTAGGATAAGAAAAAGGAAAGACTGAAACTTCTGATTCTTTGTAAATGTAGTAAACAAGGCAGCCTGTGCCCCACCAGCTGACTCTCTAGCTGCAAGGCTCTTGAGAGCAGCCATTATCTTCTTAGCCAGCCCAAGGGCATGGTTATAGAGTTCTTCTCCACCAGCTTTTAAGCCAACCAATACTTTCTTTATTAAGGCCTCCACCTGCTCAGGAACCTCAAAAGACAGAACAGCCTCTATAACATCCTGACCATAAAACATGGTTCCAGTGTAGCTTTCTACATCCTTTACGAGATCAAGCAGCTCTAGCCTCAGCTGGTTCACGTCTACACTACCACCCTTAGCTTTAATAAGGAGCAGGGTAGCTCTTGTAAGTATCTTACCAAATGATTTTCCTAGTCCAATGTCTTCTGCTGCAGCTTGTGCGTTTTTAATAGTCTGTGCCATGTGTGTATCTCCTTTTATCCTGTTATCATTCGAATGTAATAACGGTCTCCAATAACGTGAGACGCTACTGGCCATACTGTGTCTTTCCCATTCAGGTAGTTAATACCAAGGAACTCATTAGCAAATCTCTGTGATGACATAGGAATAGCTGCCTCAATAGCTGCTGCCCTTCTTCCTATGTACTTAGTTTCTACTTCTATAGAACCCACAAGCCCTTCCCAAACCTTCCTGTACCATTTATTCCGGTAATGATTAATGGCTTCTTCGTTTTCTTTCAGGATACTCAGAATCTTTTCATGGGTATCTATGTACTTCCTAAAGTGCTGGTCAAGTCTTGACTTGAGAGGAAGCATCTTCTTTATGGTAGCAGCTGCAACTATGTCATATATGTCAGTGTACCTATTGTACATCTTAAGTCTCTTTGACTGTTCCCGGGAAAGGATGTCTGACTCCAGATCATCTAAGATATCTTCTTTCATAGTTCGATACCTTGATCCTGGGGATTCATAACGATCTTCATCATCATCGTAATCACCCTGGTTGTTGTATTCCCAGTCAAGCTCATCAGCAATATCACGAGCATAGTCCTCTTCTTCAAAGATTGCCAAGGCCATACGTCTGACAAACCGACTAGCTCCCATCTCAAGGACAGTTCCAATAGAACTTTCAATCTGCATAAGCTGCTTAAAGAGCTGCTTAACTTCTGTCAGGCTTTCTTTAGCCTTCTGCTTCATCTCGCGATCTTGATTTTTATCCATTTTTAGATCTCCATATAGTCGTGTTATTATTTATAAATAGATCCACCATTCAAATTCATATTGGTCATTGATTGTCTTAGGCCTAGAACCCATAGTTACATGACTCATAAGATTGAAGGTAGTTTCTGTTACGTCCTGAGAAGGTGACAAATACATAGCAAGTTCATTAAGGGAGGTAGTCCCTGATCCGTTACCTTCTGCAAAAGGAATAACTATTGTGTAAATAATGCTGAACACGTTCTCAGTAATAAAGAATACTCCAGGAGTCAACGGTTTCTTATACCCGCTGTCTGCATAAGCTGGCTGTGCAGCATCAAATACAACTGGAGAATACAGATTAGTATCTGCATCCTGAGGGTATAGAGGATTCTGTGTGTTATCTGTTGTGGCTCCGCCTTCTCCCATACCAAACCAGTATGGCATATACCCTGAGATAGTAGAAGTTGGGTAATTAAATAGCTTATGGAGGGCCCACAGCCTTCCGCCTCTGACAACTAGATTATCTTCATCCATGACCTTCTGTTTAATAATGTTACCATCATCATCTTTTCTCACATGGTAACCGATCACTCTTCCTTGGAGATCCATGGTCTTAGGTTGTTTTGTGATTCCTGGTGGCTTAGCCTTGTCGGCACACCACACAAAGTCATTGATCTTTCCCCGGGTGATCTCACGGCCGTCGGCCAGTCTGAATACACCAGGCCGTACTTGTTCAAGTAGGTTGCCCTGAATATCAGTGAACTTCCCATCTTTTCTTTTTACGATAGCTGACATTGTATAAACCTCCTAAGGTGTTATCCGATCAATTCTCTTCCAGTAATAGAGTACGCAGAGATGTTCAATCCTTCTATCAACAGACCAACACCTAGTGCAATGAATATTAGACCAAGGATTGTTGGAAATATTACTCCGTTAGCATCTGGGTCTTTAACCATATTAGCAATGGCAATGACACCCCAGGTAGCAACTGCTATACCAAAGTATACCAAGAGCCCACCCCACACAGCTCCAGCAACAGCTACAGCAGGACCTTCTTTTTTCATATGTTCTGGCATGCTAATAAATGGTTTTTTACCTGGTACATCTTCTGTATCATCGTCTGGATTTTGTGCCTGGAATGCTGCTTCTAGAATAGACTCAGCCTGTGTAGCAGTTGCTCCCTTTTTCCTTAGAGCCCATGCCCACAAAAACAGGCATCCAGTTATAGCAACCAAAAGAATCATACCAATTATTCCCAGTAGACTCCTGTCTTTTACAAACTTACTTAACTTTGACAAAATGGATTGAATTAAACCAGACAGCTTTTCTTTAGCCAGTCTATAAAACTTAGCGAAATGTCTATCCTTCTTAAAGAAGCTAGCCACAGCTTTTACCTGGGAGGTAGAGCCTTTAATAAAGTCTGATCCTTTATTTGGATCAGCCAGTGTTTTTTCAAACTCACCTGCCATTGCTCGTACAGATGGTTCCTGACTATCTCTCATAGTCTGTGCCATCTGCTTAACAATTTCCTGCCTCTTATCATCTGTTCCTGCTTTGTTTAAGGCAACAGTCAGCATGATGATCTTTCTAAAGAATGTCTTCTTACCTTGGTCAACAACAGCTTCCTGCTTGTTATTGAGGTATGCTAAAATACCAAAGATGGCCTGAGAGGAAAAAATTGCGTTCTGGTTGGGTGCATTAACGGTAGCTGCCATAATTATCTCCTTTAATCATATAAGTTATATCCAATTATTGTGTTTTGTTGAAACGCACTTTTATTTGATGTTATCTATTTCTTCATGGATCTCTTTCATCTTCTTCTGAGCTTCCTTCTGACTCCACTCACTTGTTTTAATGATAGTGTTCATCACAGTGTCACCCTCGTCAGGTCCAATAGAACGACTGTATAACTTGTCACGAATATTTTTAACAAGATCACCTGAGAAATGTAGAGCCGCTTCCATCCTGGCAGCGTAGCTAGCTACCCTCTGGAGGATAGCTGTCTTATCTTTTATATCTTTTACAGTAGCTAGAGAATTTGCATAAGGTGTAAGTTTATCTTCCTTAAGGGCGCCTACTATACGCATCCTGTCAGAGTTAGCAGCTGTAGAGAACCTACGTGCCCAAGCCAGCATACCTTCTAACGTCTCTTCCGGACGTTGGTTGTACTCACTGGAGAAGTCCAGGTCTGCCGGCTTCTTTCCAACAGGAGACGAGGACTTCATCTGGTGTAGATTGTTCTCTCTATAGTATTCTATCAAAGCTTTTCTATACTGCTGTATCTTCATATCAACTGGAAAATGCTTAGCCATGCGCAACCACCTCACTTATTTCTACATAACAAGTATCATCATCATAGGTATTGTCAGGGTGAAGGTCATAGACACATCCGTTATTGTACTCAGCGTGTCTTATCCTTTTTAGTATTATACCCTCACCTATAATGAACTCGTCCCCTTCTCCGTAAGAGTTGGATCCATTATAGTCAATTCCTTCATCATACAAGAGCTTTTTGATTATATGATAACCAGTAGTCTTTACTATCTCCCTAATTTCAAATACGTTACAGAAGTTTGAGTTCTTTATAGGATCATCAAACCTAGGGAGACTATCAAAGAAAAGACCCCTATCATGCTGAAGGGACTCAGTCCAGTGAGTTGTGTCAAAGACCATACCTTCATCAAATCCATACATCTCATCATGGTAGTAAGGAACTTCCTGGCCCTTTAGAAAATCATATACTAAGAAGTCATACCTCTCAGACGCATCATACTGAGCGTACGGGCATTTAATTCTAGTCTTACCATAAGAGTATATCTTCTCTTCTAGGTAGAACGTATCCCATGGGTCCTTAAGTATGTTAGCTGTAGATATTACCAGAGGCCTGGCTCTGTATGGTTTAATAAAGCTAATAGCTTCTTTAAGAACATCAATGTCAATCCTTGGATTAAGATTAAAATATAAACCTGTGGCTGCTACAAAGTAAGACTGCAGATCCATTAGGAGCGTGTCAGCTGTTTCTATTGCTTTTCCTTCTACGATCTTCTGAGCAATAAAAACATAAAATGGTTCATTAATAGAACGTAGCTCTGGTCCTACCTTGTTGACTACGTTATCTACAATTCTGTAGTTTCCCTCAGAAGTGAACGTACTGATGAATTCATTAAGCTTAGTCTTCCTAGTCCTATACTCAGAAGCCTCAATGTTTCCTACCAGATCGTTATACTCAGTAATGATTATAGAAAATGCTGAGTTGTAGTCTTCAATAGTCTTTGTATAGTCTATCTTTCTAACTGGGTACTGATCAACTAGCTGCTCATCATGAACAGCCTGGCCGTCATCATATTCAATAGAGCCATCGCCAAACACATGAGCTGGGCCTCCAGAAGTGGCAGCCTGCTCAGGAATCTTTGTGGCATCCCATCCATACCCATACTCCCAGCATAATGTATGTGCCAGAATAATTTCAGTAAATGAAAGGTTCTGTTCCCACATCTCTGAATAGATAGGCTTAGAAGAGATACTACCTGTGTTCTCAAGCTCAGCTAGCTCTGAGGACACGAGGGAGGCTATGAATGCAGACACTCTACTTGATGTTCCAAAGACATCATAGTCTGCCAATACAGAGAAGTACGGAGTCTTTGCTGGAAGCTTCCATGGCTCTGTTGCTTCGAGAGCTGCTATTTCAGAGGACGTTAATCTCCATAGAGGATCATCTTGGATAATAGGATCATCTACAAAGAAGGTAAGGGCAGATGCGGCTGTGGACGAACCGCCGTAAGCAACCTTAGACGTAATAAGATAATCACCACCAACTACCTCAACCCAGTGCTCAAGTATTCGAACACTCGGGAACCCCAGAAGCTTCACTATGTCAGCAACACCCTGGACAGTTCCCATGGACTTATAGATATTGAATAGGTCAGCTAGGATATATCTCCTGGTTCCATTATCAAACAGATGAAAGATATCAAACCCATATGACTTTAAGAACTCAGCCACGGCCTCATCCGGAATAACAAATGGATTGGAGATAGATCTCCTGAGGACTGCAATGGTCCTCAGCGTTGCAAATATCTCAAGCAAAGTAAGAAACAGCTTGGCTGTCTCCTCATTATAAATATTTGGTTGAATAAGAACTTTTTCTATAAAGTCCTTCATGTCTTTATAAGACTGGTTAGCAATACTTAGCAGAGCAGGCTTTCCGGTGATTCCTACCTGTGACAGATAAGTGTCGTCACCTGTCCGATAGTAACTAAGTATATTTTGAAATAAATCGGTTACCTGCATTTACACTCCATTACCCAGGGTATCCAATAATTGGGATAGCCTTGGCAGCCTTAGCGTCTACCCTTGTGAGGGTATCGCTGATTTTGTTAATAACCTTATAGATAGTTTCTTCCTTAATAGAAGCCAGCAGTTCCATGTCTTCATCAGTTATACCAGGAGGTCTATCTTGCTGTCCTACTGCAACTGACTCAAGGTTAGCAAGCCTGCGCTTAATGGCAGGGTGTGCTCGCAAGGGAATGAACTTGTCGATCAGTGACCTCAGCTCATCAGCTTCATCAAGAAGATCTTTTGTGGCTATCTCCTGGTCCTTAGCAACTGGAACACCTCTATACTTTGCCGTGATCCGCAAAAGATCTTCT